AATTATAATTTTCGAAAGGAGGTTTACTATGAAAAGTGAACCAGTTAGTAGCACAACACTACAACTAATCAAATGTAATAATTCGCTGTCCTCCTACCTGCAAAACTTGAGTAGGGGTAGATTAGCGACTCCCAGATCATGGTTGTATGAATCTGAGAAAGCTGAATCCGTTCTGCAGAGATGGATTCCAATTATGAAATCTGCCAATAATAAATCGAAATTCGGAGATGAATTTGACCAGTTCGACCTTAAGCAAGTCGAGAAGTTTGGACCTCAAGGCGCGGTCCCTCCGATCGATTCGGATGCTTGTAAAGAAGTCATTGAACCATTGTTTTCTCCAACAAAGTACGATGATGAGCAAGCATTACAGCATCTGTGGCATGATGCAAAACGTTTCGCTGAAGAGGCTTTCGGTGTTCGACTGTTGACAAAGCGACCTAAGAGCTTCAAACGTGTAGTTGACGACATGCGCGCACGTGATACGTTAACTACGAATTCGGGATTTCCTCGATTTACGAGGAGAGATTCGGTGAAAGGCGATGAAATTCAAGACGCTAGTTCTGGTTTAGCGTACGAATATCCCGCCATCATACTATTTAGACAGTATAATGGTAAGCTTCGACCGGTATGGATGTTTCCGATGTCAGCAAACCTCATCGAATTTTCCTTTGCACAGGTAATTCAAGAAGAATTGCAATCCTCCAAAACGTGCAAGTGGATCAGGGACTATCTGTCCCCATGGCGCGGCTTTGAGTATGTCAAGGAAACGCTCACAGCTACGTGGCCTCACCCAGCCGAAATAGTAGGTGGAGACACCACTAAGATGGATGCGCATATGCGGCCAGCACAGATACGTCTCGTATTTGAAATAGTCAAATGGTTATTTCAGCGAGAGTATTGGCCTAAACTCTATCAATCCTTGATGCATATCTGCGAAATTCCTTTGCTTTATAGCACTGAGAAACAGTATTGTGGCGTACATGGGCTCGCTTCCGGATCAGGGTGGACCCAACTGACAGAAACAGTTCTGCAGCTGTTTATGGCTTGGCGCCGAGGTGTCACTGGCCAGGGTATCGGCGACGATTTCTACTGGCTAGCAGATATGGACGCTAAAGAAGTCGTAGATTACTTAGGGCAGTACGGACTGCCTGCTAATCCGACTAAACAATCTGTTGGAACGGAGACACTAACGTTCCTTCAGAGGTATTTCCGGCAGGGCTTCGTTAGTCGCGAGGCCGGAGGGGTCTTCGGAGCATATTATCCAACGATTCGTGCGTTGAATAGCCTATTACAGCCTGAGAAGTTCCATAAGCCGAAAGATTGGAGCTCAGATATGTTCTGCATTAGAAACTACATGATACTAGAGAATTGTGTAGACGATCCCTGTTTCGAGGAGTTTTGTAAATTCGTGGCACATGGGCATAAGGATATGATCACCTTTGCTAAGAAAAGTGATACTGAATTGTCTAGGATTCAGAAGAAATCACGCTTGGTGCCGGGCTTAAACCCGTCTTTCAACCAGGAGAAAAG